GTCCAGTCGGATACTCCTTGATGATCAGTTTACCTTGGGTCTTTGCGGCGATCTGACCTACCTTGTCGGTGAACATATCCTTAGATAGATTCTCCAACTGATCAATCGGTATGTTCAATAGATTAGCATCGATGCGTTCTGCGATTCTTTCTTCTGCCATCTCCATAGTAATGTACAGAACATTCCTACCCTGTTCTAGATTGGCACCTGCACAATGACACATGAATAATGACTTACCAACACCTGTACCTGCGAGAGCAATGTTCAGAGTTTTGTTAGGCAAACCACCTTTTGTAATCTGATTGAACATATCCAAATCAAATGGGATACGTTCTTCTTGTAGGTGATAGAAATCAAAACGTTCATCTACATTCTCAAGATAGTCGTGACCAATGTTAGTATCAAAGGTTACACCCAATGCTTTAGATAGAATATCTGGTAATGCATTCTTAGTTAATGTTTGATGTTTGCCATCAATAACTTGTATTGATTCCATGATAGCATTATACACTGCACGATCTTGACACCACTTCTCAGTGCGGTCAATTAACCATTCTAGGTTCTCTTTCTCTGGTGTAAATATGTTTGGTAAGATCTCCATCGCATGTCGATAGTGTTCGTCTGATAAACGATCACCCTCATCAATCTCAATCTTGAGTGCTTCCATTGTAGGAAGTTTATTATACTTCGCAATGAATTTAGTAAACTCTTTAAATAGTCCTTTATAGACTCCTTCGAAATATTCTGGGGTTAGAAAGGCGGCGACCTTTCTAGCATACTCATCATTAGTGAGTAAGTTCCTCAGAATTGTCTGTTCTAATTGTATTTCCAATATCTTCTCCATTATCTACTTCTTCTTTCGTACCATATAACCATCCCTCAGTGAACCCACGTTCCAGAATATCAAATAAGATATCTCCGGCACAGTCTTGTAGTTCAACAATTTCCGAACTTACTCCGGAAATTGGTGAGGTTATTACACGGAAGTCAAACCTCAAATTATCCTGCTTACCATCAAACTTGATAGTGCCAAACCGTATAACAGTTTCAGTAAATTCACCACGTAGGATTCTTACATCCCACGCATCCTTATGATCTACATAGTCAACGGGGATCAATTCATAATCAATCCCCTCTGACATCTTATCAATGTTCAGTTTACCCGACATCTGATTCAACCATTATATCAAGTTCTACGACACTTTGCAAGCCTATCTGGTATTGTTTCTTCAGAAATTCTTTGAAGTCTGTCTCAGCAAAGATAGGTGCCCAGAACTCTTCAGTTAGGGTTACATCTTTACGGACTTTATTCTCAGTACCTGCACGTTGATACCAACCATTACTTGGTTTAGTAACATACCCACCTGCCAGACCTACGTCCAGTAGACCAGACCATTTCTCTACACCACCATCCCACGATACACTAATAGGTATCTTAGAATTTTCTTTGGCAAATCGAGACTTCTCTACCTTGATTACGAAGTCATAACCTGTAACCTCAGTACCAGTCTTGTTCTGTCTACGACCAATGATCCATACATTATCAGCACTATACATGATACCAGTACCACCAGATACGATGTCTTTAGGATATAGACCGATCTCTTTGTAGGTATGGTTGATAGCAATCATTGGGATCTTCTTCATATTCAAGTATGGAGTTACCATTCTGAATAATGATTTGAATGCTTTCGCACGTGACATATCTGCAACTGACTTACCGTCAAGTGCATCATCCAGTTCTTTCTTAGATGCAAGGTTACCGACAGAGTCGATTACAATGATTACATCATCGGATGCTTCTAAGTTTTCCAGTTGACCGACAATGTCGATCTTTAACTGCTCGACATCTTTTACTGGTGTGTGTAATACACGTTCAGTATCGATACCAAATGTTTCGAAGTATGATTGCGGTGAACCAAACTCAGAATCATAGAACAGCATTACTGCATCAGGATATTTCTGCATATAGGCAGAAGCAATCTTGAGAGAGAAACTGGTCTTAAAGTGTTTAGATGGTCCAGCAAGAATAGTAACACCGGGTGACAGACCACCATCAATAGACCCTGACAGTGCTACGTTCATCATAGGCACATCAGTAGATGCCATTTCTTTCTTACCATAGTATTTTGACTTGGTAATAATCTCAGAATCCAACTTTGAATTCTTTTTGAGTTTATCCATAATAGACGGCATAGTAATTATTTTCCTTGCTTGTTATATGCTTTCCATTGACGACGCTTAGACTTGTTCTTGGGTCGTGAGTTATTTGACTTGCCAATAGAAGTGCGAGTGTGTGCTTTTGAATTGCCTTGCTTGACTTGAACGGCCATGTATGGTT